ATCGCGCAGGTTGTTGCATTATTCCTTTTGCAAAATCAAGCTTGCTTACGGGGCCAGGAGTGGAACCCTGTTTCAGCAGAAAAGTCTTGTCGTCTGCTGTCATTTTGGGTTCTAATTTTGCAAGTAAATCGTCTAAGAACCTTTCTGGAGACGGTCCGAAGGCTTCCATAAGACCAACCGCTCGACCAATTTGTTCCACTCTTCTTGAAATTGAAGCCTGGATGGGCTCGTCGGAGAATGCTTCATGAAATTGACGGTAGGATTGAGCATCTGCAAAGGGTAGGTCGTAATCCAAGGAGTTAGACGATGCGAGGTTTCTGTAGCGTTCCTTGGTAAGTCCACCAATACCGTCAAATGTTCCAGTGGGTGCTCTGAACTGATCTCCATTGGCGAGTCGTTCATAAATCTTCTCCACATGTTTTTCTATTTCTACGGCATCCATACCTTGCCAGGATCGTTTATCTAAGTTTAAACCATTTACAAAATCTTTGAAAGCGTCCAATCCCATGTTGCGAATCTTGGCAGGATCGGCAACTTTAACATTAAAAAGGGTATTAGGAGTAGGGAGAACATATGCACCGGCCTTGTTGAGCCTGCTAGAGGCCAATCGGTAAACATCGTTCAAAACAGCGCCTATTTGCTGCGCTTCCTTGGAAATTGTGGTCGAACCTGGATTAAATACAAAATCAATGGCAGAATGAACGGTATCTTTATCAGCCCAATGTCCCATCAATCCTTTTTCTTGTAAAGGGCCAGCAAGTGCAACATTGAAACGAGTTCTTACACCCTCATAATGATTTACAAGTCCGTCCCGTTCTCCAGGCCTTCCATAGAATAAAGTCTCCAAGGCATTCTTAACAGTGTGCTTGTACCCTGTAACTTTATCAATCGCAGATGTTGGGTTGGAGGAAATAATACGTTCCGCTTTTGAAACCGCTTGACCCAAGGAGACCTCATGAAGAAGTTCTACTTGCTTTGCGTGCAAATTAAAAGCATCATTCCGGCGAACCATGTTTTCCTGAAACTCTGCAAGAACAGCATTCAAACTTCCCAGGCGTTCTTCCGGGGGAAGGCTTTTGGTTGCATCGTTAAATTTACGCAACAGCTCTCCGGCTTCCCGCTTACTGAGAATATCCCCGGAGGCCTTTATGATATCTGCAACACATTCATTAAATCCCGCCATCTTCTGATACTCCTCCCAGCGCGCAGATTTGAGCCTGAACCGCGCCTTTCTTAACTGCCTCGGTTTTTTCCACGTTGGTTTTAAACTGTTCTTCTATTGCATCGAATCGTTTGAGGGCGTTTTCATCAAATATTCCTAAGGCTTTTTGGGCCTGGAGTTCTTTACTGACTCGCTCGAATAGGGTTTGATGGAAGGCATCTGTGTCGACCACTTCCCCGATATCTGCAAGTTCCCTCCTGACATCCGATAGAATTTTATCATTCTCCGGGAACTTGGAAGGTGTAACACTATTGAACTCATCTGACGACTTAAGATATTGCTCAGTCTCATTGAGTCGCCTCATCACATTATCGAACACTTGCTTGCGCACGCGGTAAACGGGCTGGTCTTTGGCGGTAGGGTTTTCACTCAAATATTTGAAAAGAGGAGCTTGAACCTTACCACCTAACTCATCGGCAATATACTGGGTGAAGCTTAGCTCAGGTGCATGGGCTTCTTCGCCCAAAGCACGCAGCAAAGTCTGTGCTTGCTGTACTTGAGGTGTCAGTAAATTAACTTGTTCCCGGTGACGTGCTGCGCTGTCTAATCCTTTCGTCTCGGCCTGAGCCAGTGATTTGTTTGCAGCTTTCAACTCATTACGAAGACGGGTGAACTCGTTGGTCAAAGTGGTTACTTTGTCGGCATCGGAGACCGGGGAAAGCGCCATCTCATTAAGGGCATTGATCTTGTTACCCAGGGATTTCAGGGTGTTCTTATTTAAAAGGCCAGACTGGGTGGTCTTAAATTCAGTGGAAAGTTTGTTCGATGGGAACAGTTCATTTAGTTGCTGAACATCAGACAACACTTCATTTTGTAAAGCAAGGGCATCTGATGCAACCTGCAAGAAATCTTCCTTTGGAAGTGCCATGTAGTCCGCAAGACGCCCTAATTTTCCGTTTAACCCTTCAACGTGTGTCCCTACTTCTGCCTTGAAAGTTTCAGGGTCAGTGAGGGAAAGCATGCGTTTTTCTAAGGGGGTGGCATGATCTTGGAAGGTTTTGCTTTGTACGATTTCAGGCGAAATGTCTTCAACGGGCAGATTTTCCGGTGCCTTGTCCAGTTTCATTATGAAAGGCTCCGAGGCATCCTGCTTTAAGATTTCAGCTGTAATGTCCCTGCGTGTCTTTTGAACATTGGCAAGCGTTTCATCAGCGTTTACCGTTTTTTCAACTTGTACCGGGTGGCCGTTGTTGAAATCAGAGGCGGCTTTTAAGTAGCTGGTTTCCTTGTCTATCGGAGACATGTTCAAAGCACTGGTAGGGGCTTTTCCTTGCAGTGACTTACTGAGAATGTGTGCACCACCTTGAAGCAGTGACCCTGCAACTCCTGACACTGCAATATCAGTCAGTGCATCATCAAAACCATATTCTTGTCCTAAAGCTTTAGAATTTGCAGCGGTAAACGGAGCCGATAAAAGGGTTTGGCCTGTTCCTTCTATCGCTCCGCTAAGCCAGGGATTTGCCGCAGCCCTACTTGCACGTTGCGCAAAGCGAATAGCTGAGGGAATCTTTGTGGCCCCCGCTGCAAGCTCTCCAAACTTGAAGAGCCTACCGACTGGAATTAAGTTTATCGCAAATTCAGCAGGGTCGGTTAAGCTTCCTATAAGTCCCGCTCCCAGGCTTTCCGGTAAAGACGGTTGACCTTGCTGGATGGTGGTTTGATCGATGTAGGACTGAATTTGCTTGCGCTGCATGTAAGCGCCGAAGTCTTCCGAAACGCGCTGATTCGGATTGGAAGGATTAAGGTTTAAATTGTATTTTTGGTTGATTTGGTCGACTGGCAGGGTCTGTTGTCCTTGCCCACCAAAAGAAGGATGTTCCAGGAAAAAACGGTCAATAGAAGTTCGACCCAAGGTATTTTGTGTAGCCTGCCTAAAGAGAGCACCCCATGTATCGATCTGCCCAGGTTGAACCGCCGTGAGATCATTAAGCTCTTCTCCTTGTGAAAAGTTTGTACCTACTCCAGAACGTGGCATTAGTGGCCTCCTCTGGCAATGTCATCGAAAGAAAATTCGAGGTAGCTGCCGTCAGGGCGAGCAATCGGAATTTCCCGTCCGTTCTGAACCGTGTAAATGCGCACCCCATTCAAGTCTTCAGTGTTTTTAACACTAAGATTTTGACGAGCCATTTTCATTTTTTGCTCAAATAACAACTTATTTCCAATAGGCAAAGCTTCAATAGAGCGGGGCGCTTCGGTGACACCTGCTCCTTGTTTTGCGCGAGTTACCAAGGCATCCAACTTACCTAAGGTTACATTGCCTTTTGCATCCTGCCAAAGAGGGTTTGATTTTGCCTCCTTTGAACCTGCCGAATAAATAACAGTTTCTGGGCCAGCTTGAGGGGAGAGTCTGGAAAGAACGCCAGGGGCTGCAACTGCAAGATAAGTTCTGCCAGGGGACGTCAGTTTACCTTTAAAACGGCTAAACCAGTTTTCCACATGGTCAAGTTGCTGGAGCGCAGGTGTTTTGGCAAACTCTGAATGGTCCTGTCCTGTAGGAGGAGTCATCCATTGAATCAGTCCAGTAGCCTTAGTTTTAGCGTTCATAGCCATAGCATTAAAACCAGACTCAATTTTCATGACAGCCATTAAGTTATTAGGGTCCGCTCCGAGGCGCTTGGCAATTCCGTTAACCTTTTGCTGAAACTCTACAGGAGCCTTCCAGTTGCCGGAAACCTTAGGGTTTGTTAAGGCATCATTAACGCCTGGGAGACGTGTATTGTGGTATAGATAGTTATCATCTATCATCTTGTTTCCAACAAATTGACGAACAGAATCCCCGGTAAGCTGACTTCCTTTAGGTAGCAAAATATCAGAGTTATTAAAGTGAACACGGCTGTCTTTAGGTCTAATCATTGCCCTCTGTCCAGTGATAGGGTTAATCAGGTCTCCTAAAGGTCCAGTGATAGGAAAGGCTTCCCCGTGATAGTCCCCAAAGTTGCGGAGGTACTGTATATGTCCAGTGTTGGGATTGCCTGATACCTGTTCCGCTTTATACGGGAGGTAGTTTTGCAAAACAGAGTTTATAGCGTTGTCTTTGGAACTGTTTCCACCTAGGCGAATATCCCCCCAGCCTATTCCGGTAGGCTTATATCCGCCAGAGGATATCTCAAGAAGCAAAGCATCCTTTAAAAGCTTGCGCTGATCACTTAAAAGCTGCGCGCCTTCCACGGAAGGCTGTGCCGGGGAAAAGTACCCTTTCCATAACTTATTGTTTGCCATTAAACTTGCATCTAAGGCATCTAAGTTATTAGATCGATCAGTCATTCCTGCACCGGCCAGCAAGTTATTGCGCTGGTCGTTTGTCATCATCGCAGCGCGAAGCAAGGTATTGTTATGGCTGTCGAGAGGTGTGTCTTTTGGGATAAGGTGGTAAGCTGCCAGCATTCCTCTTGCAAGAGGGGAGTTAGTAGTTTTTGATAACTGATTTAGAACCATGTCGGCCATATCAACGCCGGAAGCGATTTGGCGATAATTTTTACCGTTGGCTGAACCGTAAGTGGAGCGAATTTCGTTATAGATTGCAGTAACCTGATCCACACTGCCGGATGTCATAGCGTTGTTGATACGGTTTTGCAACTGCTCTGCTGTGCTTTTATCCAAAACATTGATATTGTGAATGTTCTCACCATTCTGAAGACGGTTGTGAACATATTGCAAAGTAGCTTGCTCAGGGTCTCTTGTGCCGGTCATCGCCATTGTTGCAGATACTGGATTATCAGCAATCAATGAGCGTTGTTGTCTTAAGGCTGCGGCTGCCGTATCGTAAAAGTTATTTCTGTCTACACTGTCAAGGTCGGCTTTTCCACCACGAATACGGGGATTTAGACCTGCAAGTGCTTCTTCAAACTGTGTGTTGGACATTGTAACCATGCCACGACGAAGAGCTGCAAAATCCCCGCTCATACTTTGAGCCACTTGCAACTGATGCAGTTGAGCAGGGTCTACAGCGCCCTTTTGATCTAAAACTTTAAGGTCGGCAGCGAGTCCGCTAACGTCTTGTCCTACTGCAAGGCCAGACATAATATTGGTAACGGTGTCTTTCGCGCGAGAAATTAACGGGCGAAGCTGTGCCTGTTTTATGTTGTTGATATCGTTTTCAAGATTAAGCTGAGCATTTGGGTTCTGAATATATTGGTTGATTTCTGGATTGTGTAAGCTTGCAAGAGCAGTGTCAGGATCGGCTGCGGCCTGCTGCATAATCATTGCAGAGGCTAGATTTGCCTTGGTTTTTTCCATCTCTGCTTGTGCCTGCTCTTCGGCACCTTGAACTTTACGAAGGTTGGGAAGGTTAGGTGCATAGATAGTATCGAGCGCGGCTGCGGCCTGTTTCAAAGTATCCGGTGTAGGGCTTCTACGAACCATGTCATCAAGAGCGGAAACTTGTGTATTAAAGTCAGTTTTGAACTCGTCAACACGAATTTCATTTTGCTGCGTTAAGGCTGCAATTTGAAACTTAGCGCGATTCGCAATGTTAAATTTGTCATATTCCTGAAGGACTTTAGAATCTGAAATGCCTTGACGAATTTTATTGGAGCGTTCATCGTACAGCTTTAAAAAGCCTTCTGTATAGTTTTGAGAGGTAGCTATCCCTGGCTTACTCTGCCAACTGGCACGGTAGTTTTCAAGGTCTGTTGTGGAGTCAACTGTGCTTTGCGTAGTCAGACCAGCCAACTGCATAGCTTGACGAGCAGCCTGCTCTTCTTTATGTTGTTGACTTAGCTGATTAGTCATATGTTTTGCGACTTGACCTAGCCCATCAGCAATACCTGAAAGATCTATGGGTCGCTTTACAACTGCTGAATCTTGAATACTTGAAAGCTCTCCACCAGAAGTGACAGGTCTGCCAGACTGGAAGTCTGCTCCACCTACTGATGCTCTTGGAGTTTCTGAACCCATTCTGGAACCTCTCTATGGATTGGATAAGAAGTTGTTAGCATTTGCGCCGGAGGAAGCGCCTGAAGTGTTTCCTGCTCCACTGCCAGAAGGACTTGTTCCACCAGACCCGTTAATCATGCCTCCAGTAACAAAGGAGGTCGCGGCGTTTACGATATAGCTTGCAGCTGCAAGTGAACCATTTAATATAGGAGACTGCCTGCTACTAAGCAGGTTTGAAGCCGCAGCCCTATATACTGAAGATTGGTTCTTGTAGCTGGTCTGCGCCCCTATAGACTCTTTTACTAGAGAGTTTTGCTCAAAAATAGCTTGACTACCAAGGTCAGCCATGACATCTAAAGCAGATCCTCCATTAAAGCCTAAAAGTGCAAACTGAGATCGACTACTTCCAGCCGCCTGATCAAACTTTCTACGACTTGCTGAAAGATTAGTTTGCAGTCTAGAAGCCTCTAATGCAGCATTGGCATTAGCTATCTTGGCATTGGCCTGTGCCGTATATGCGTTGGCTTCTGCTTGTGCATTTGCTGCCTGTGTGTTACGGTAGGCACCAATAAATGAAAGAACGTCTCCCATTACTGCCCTGCCTTCACATAGGAGTACATCAGATAGTTTTCTCCGGCTGTTCCATAGCCTCTCAGTTTTCCTTCCAGTTCAAAACCCAGGAACGCTAGAAAACGCCCATGTTTAGGACAGCTTTCTAGCGTTGTAGCCTGTATGCGATGAAGACCATAAGCTTCACATCCTACAGACAAAGATTCACGCAAAAGCTTGACACACGACTTGATGTTTTTATAGAATAGCTCGGAAGGAATCATAGTTACCTCACCTACCCCAGGCCAAAGAGGGGCTATTCCCATTATACCCGCAATTTCTCCATCAATCAAGATGGTGGCACCGTTGACGTGTCGGTAAAGGTGAGAGCGAGTGTCAGGATCGAGTGAAGAGGTTTGGTAATGTTCTCCGTGCTTGAAAAGCTTTAAGTGCCAAGATTTAAAAGGAATTGTTGATATTTCGGCCATGTTTTACCCCTCATTTACCATCGCCTTGAACTGCAAAGTACAGACTGTAGCGGGAAGCGGACTTCTGAATTGAATATGCAAAGTAGAAGAAAGTGCCCAGCTTGATTCAACGGAAACTTCAACCAGTCCCGTAATAAGGTCAGTTGCGGTGTCCATCAAATCGTTAAACTTGCGAGGTTCCAGCAAGTTAAGAGCGGAATCAGCTTGGTCCCCTCGTGCGGTGTAAAGATCTCCGGTTTCAAAAAGACGCAGAGCAACTTCAGTAATTTTGCGAATCTGCCCCATCGAACTTCCACCGAAAGCGTTTTGGGCATCGAAATCAAGCGTTACAATGTCCCCGTTATAGGGAAGTCCTACCACGGCATTGGTTGCAGTACTGACCAAAGTAACGCTTCCACCTGATACGGTAACGGGGGGATGGTTTGCTCCGTCATACATGACAGAGACAGTCTGTCCTTCCAAATGGGAAAGTCCAGTCAAAGTAGTTGTTGGGGCGCCAGAGTAGCGAAGAGAACAGTCAACATAGGTTGCATCGGTAGACTTATTCCCCAGAAAGAACGGCTTTGACAGTGTTTCAATATAACGAACCGTGCTTCCATTGATTACACGACGAACAATCATCCAAAGCTCTGAATAACTGGCATCTGAAGCAGGGATTACTGCAAGTGATTCTACAAATGCATTGGTTCCTGCAATATTGTGTTTTGCCCATCCGCCTACATCTTCCGAATCAACGAAGGTAAGGGAACGAAGGGTTCCATCATCCATACGAGCCCAAACTTGCGAATAGGGTTCCGGAGCATATACCATCTCAGCAACTTTATTGCCCTGAAAGTAGTGCTCAGACAGCAAGGTCAAATCAGTAGACAAGTAGGTATTCTGGTTAAAGTCAAAGGTAAACCGGTTTACTTTGCTTCCGGTTGCCTGGGTGTACATGACCGTTGCATCGACTCGTACAGCTTGCACGCCTGCTCGACTCCCACGGGTAGAGCGCCGGGTTGCGCGGGAGTTTGTCGGGCTGAGCGCTTTTGTTGAGTCTCCTGATACAAGTGACCATTCACCGTCGGCGGTTCCGATAGCAAGAATATCGCCTGAAGACATCCAAACGATGCTGGAGACATCTCCCGCAGACAGCGGTAAGTAGATTGAGTTAGCATCTGTAACGGTTCCTGTAGTTGCAGAGGGAGCAAATAAGGCCACCTCTTGTCCGTACCCTTGAGATTCAGAAAGCCAAATATAATTTGGAAACGATACTGTATTTGCATAAACAAGGCGGCCTTCGTGCAAAACAACCACAGATGGATAACCGGTAGTCTGACTGAAAGCACCTAGCCTCCAGTTGGTAGTTGCCCCTGCCGGGAAAACTGTCGGAGAAGTAATCGATACAGTCACTACAGTTGTTGAAGTGAAAGCGGTAATGACACCCCATCCCCAAGTAATGGTGCCACTTGGAGATCCCATACGAATAATTCTTCCGACATCGGTTGCAGCAAAAGCAGCTGCCGAAGCAGTAACTGTAACACTTCCAGTTGTAGCAGAGGAGGTAAAAGTTACAGCAGTTAGGGCTGCTGCATTGGTTGTCTTTTGAGGATCAAGGTAAGGCCCATCTTTAAACACCATGTCCCGCAACTGCCAGTTAGTGTCACTCAGCCTTACCAGACATTTGGGCGGAACTGTGCTACTACTCAATGCAAGATAAAGAACACTGGAGTCTTGGGTAAATGTGATATTGGGCAGGTCGGCTTCCAGGTAAGGAGTTGTCACCTCGTAAGGTACGCCACCGGAAAGGACGATGCCCCCATTCTTATAGAAGCGGATCTTACCTTCCGAGAACTCCAAAACATAGGCTTGCTGAGTATTAAACTTATATGGAATCAGACGGCTCTTTTTGCTGATCGCTGAGTCTCTTGAGGTATTCCTAAAGATGGTTCCCGGTCGGAATATGGTCGGACCGGATGCAAGAGGAATACAGTTTGACATCTCTGCAACAGAAGAACCGTACTTTTTAAAGTCGGTACGACCTGCTAAGCGCGGAGAAATAGCTCCAGCGTTAAAACTGGACTGTAAAAGTGTCTCTCTACTCATACAGATTCCAATCTAGTCGAGTGCAACCAGCAGGACCAATGTAAGGGCTGTCATAATAACGAGTAGAAATCCAAGGGCTTGCAGGGAGTGGATCATCTGTTCCCTCTTGCGAATGCATTGCCGCAGCTTCTTCAAACAGCAGTTGTGCCTTCTGTTCAAGTTCTTTTCTGAGGTTTACCGAGTCCGATAACTTGTAGGTCAAAGACACGGCCAACTCGTGAGCAAAATACTCTTCGAAAGAAGGATCCATTAAAGAAGGATCAGTTAGGCACTTGTTGTTGACGTACAAGACGGTAAGCGTTTGTTCATCACATACAAGACGTTTTGGGCCTTCCATCTTGTACCGAATCCAGCTATCAAAGGTTTTGGTCATCTTCACAAAATCAGATGGGAGGTTGTAGGTATATTGAAATTCGTTGATAGGGCCTACAGTGTCAGGATTTAAGCTTTTACGGCTCAAAGCAAAAGGCCAGTCTGATTTACGCAAACAACGCAAAAGGACCGGTTCAAAATTTCTTTTGACCAGTCTGGCAGTTGAATCTGTGGAGGTTTCTATATCTAAAAAAGTGTCTTTGCCAACAAGATCAAGCGCTCTGTTTGCAAGAGATGTAATGGAAATTGTCAAGAATGCCTCCTACTTAAAAAGAAAGCCGGAGCGCCGTCTTGGTAGCGCTCCGGCGTAGAGAGGAGAAGGGATAGAGGGAGAAGAATAAAAGCCTGCCCTAGTCTTTCGAGCCAGGGCAGTAAAGTAGTTTAGTATTCAATCATCCGCATTAAACCGTTAATTGTTGCGTTTGCTGGAATGGTTCCGCCGGTAACTTGGCAAAGGATGTCAGCGTTTCCGGTAACATCTAAGCCAGTGCCGGTAACAATTCCACTTCCTGCAACAGAAGCAGCGGAGAAGTTTGTAACCGCAGAAGATACATCAAGAGCAGTTACCAGTGCGGTAATGGCAGAAGCTTGTACCACGCCGTCAGTACCACGAGTGTATTCTTGGGTTCCAACGTTAAGTACACGGGCCGCACCCATTGCTGAAACGTTTAAGGACAAACCAGTAATAAGTCCCGGTCCCATGTTCAGCAATTTAATGTAGGAGCCTGCTGCAATGGTTGAACCTGTATCATTGGTGAAGGTGAAACGTTTTACTTTTTCAACGCCACCACGGTCGTTTTTGCCCAACAGGGTATTTTGAGCCCCGAAGGCCGCATCAGTGATGCGGGCCTGGGAGGATCTTTGAGTAATCGCTAATTTTGCCATTTAAACTTAAACTCCTTAAGCGGTAGGCGTAACGAGGATTTGGTAGACTTTAGAGTCCATTTTCCGCATCCCGCCGTGCTTTGTGAGTACCTTAATTTCAGTGGTTTCTACCATGTCTGGGCGTTCTTGGATTTTCGCGTCAACATCTTTTTTGATACCGAACACAACGCCGTCTTTTACCCAAACAGGAAGTTTGCGGTTGCCGGAGCCCTCAGTATCAAAATAAGCAGTAGGGATGACGTGGAACCAGAAACCGTGCCAGTAGAACATTGCATCATTAATACTGTCTGCTGCTTTACCAAAGCTTGCAGTCAATTGACCTAATCGCTCGTCTACTAACGGGAAGTTGTCGCTCAATGTACCAATTTTGTTGGCCATTAAGTCTTGTACATCATCTTCCGTTACTGCAATATGAAGTGCATTTTCTGAACCGGTATTTACACGGATTTTGTTGCGAGATATCAAGGAGCGAACGCGCAGCAACTTGTCCATGTTCAGGCCGATGTTGGCAGCGCCAGAGTTTTGTCCGAACTTCCCGCCAGAGTAATTGACAGGAATAATGTTTCCGGCAGGGAACTGAGTAGTGCTTCCGCCTGCTTCCCCAGTAATGACATCCCCAAAGAACGTGCGCATAATCTCTTGGGTACGCAGATCATGTAGAGCGTTTTTCGCTTCCCAGTAAATGTCCGCTTTAGGGTCATCCACCATACGAATAACATCGTCCATATCCACAGGAGTTGCCACGTAGTCAGTATAGATACGCAGGTGTCTTGCAGAATAATCTGGTTCTGTTAAGATGGTAATCTCATTACGGCCAGTTTTACGCTGTCCAGTAAGTTGACCAATGAAAGGAAATACTTTAGTTGAACCATTGATATCAGTATCAACAGTAACAGCATCCTGGAGGAACTTCTTGTCCGCATCGAATAAATGCGTCAAGGTATCAGTATACTGCCTCCGGTAAGCTTCTAATTGCGTATTAGGCACTTATTTGTGTCCCCTTAATATATGAAACCCACGTATTGTAATACTCATTACTTTGTAGTATAGACTATATTTTCTATAGTGGCAAGAGTTTTATAAGAACTCTGCCCTACGTCCATTTAATGCTTGCCACTCTGCTTTAAGAGCTTTGGCTTCTGAAGTGTCTCCCAGCATTTTCATGAACTTGCCATCAGAATGGAACTTTTGAATTTGCGCTTCTACTGCTTCGATTCCACCGACAAAGCCTTGACCTTTAGATACAAGAGAAGTGGCCGGAGCGCTATCAGGATTCATTTTGTTGCCCAGGCGACCCAGCAAGTCTAAAATTAAAGGATTGCTTGCAAGTTCAGGACTATTTTTAAAAGCATCCGCCATTTCTTTATCTGCAACGTAGTTGAATGCCTTTAAAGCGGCTTTATGGTTTGCATCAAATTCTGGGGAGTCCATTTTTCCCCATTTGGCTTCCAGCACTTTAAAATTACCTTCGATCATTTGGTCTTTTGCGGCTTCGGCAGCTTGGGCTCCAGTTTGAAATTCTCCGGCAACCATTTGGTTGAAGTCGTTAAATAAACCTTGGGCTTGAGCTTTGGTAAGGTTGTGCTTGTGAGCCATTTCAGCAAATGCAGCCGCCCGTTCGTCTGAATAATCCAAGCCTTCGGGAAGGTCTTCAGGCGCTTTGAAATCGTACTCAGCGGCACTTTTAGGCTTACCAACTTTTTCCCAGAAAGCGGCCTGCTGTTCGGGTGTGGACTCTTCACCAGGAAGTTCAGCTAGACCGTTTTTTTCGCGATTGGCATGTAGGCCTTTAAGTTGTTTAAATTCCCCTAAAACGTCATCAAGGCTTTTGAAATCTGCAAAATCAGGATCGGCTGCAAATTGTTGTGGGATTCCGGTAAAGCCGTCAGCCACACCTGGAAGGCTTGGAGTTGAGGGGACAGAAGTTTCTCCACCTGTTGGAGCCGGGCTGCCGCCTAAATCACCTGCGGGTGCATTGGTACTCATCTTAGATGTCCTCCATCGGAGCGTTGCTCATTAAAAATTGTTTGATATCAGTGTTTAATTTTGCGAATATTTCAAGCACACAGTCTCTTTTGCCCTGGTTGTATGCTGAGAGTTGGGGGTTAGGGTCAAACGTGGAAGAGTCGAGCATAGCCTCCGATGCGAGGTCTTCCAGAACGGCCTTTCCAACATCTGACCCTAGGAATAGCTTTTTATAGTTGTAGATATTCTGCGCTCTTTGCCAATTATCTGACATACCATTCTCCTAATAACCGTCTGAACCGCCCATAGTGCCTCCTTCTAGAAAAATCCTGATAGCGCCCCCGGAGCGTTTTTCTGAGCTGTAGAAACGTCTTTTGCAATCTGAGCAGCACCTTGGCCAGCTTCCAGGCCTTGAGCTATTTCGGCTTTTTGCTGGTCAGCTTGAACAGATGCCTGATAATCTTCTTCAGAAACTCGTACATCCGCAGGGAAATTTGAATTATCCAATGCCCAAGAGACGAGTTTGTGGGTGTCAACTGCTTTAAGCGCGTTCGGGTCGATCTGCGAGTAGGGTAGTATGATCTGTTGCATTGTCCTATTCGCATTCGAAACCTCCAGCAACTGCTGCGCTCTTGCAAGGGGTGAACGATATCTGATTTTAAGGTTGTGGCCTGCTAATTCTTCCGGCGGTTCCGGCATCGTATCCATAACGAAATCAACCACATTCTCAACAATGTGGCTAACTGATTCGGAGTGCAGGCGGGAAAGCTGGGGAACCAAATCACGCATATTGCGATCTTCGTCCACAAGGACTTCGACTTCTTTTACTTCGGCGCGTTTATCGTTACCATTAAGACGGTCGAGGTAAAACGCCCGCATGATTTGGTTCTGATACATTTCAACCCAAGTTTGCCCAGCTTGAGGCTGTCCTTGGTTTCCAATAGGCATTAGCGCCTTGTCAATATCAAAGCCGTCATAATAATTAATAGCATCAGGAGTAAGGTTGAGTTGCTTAATCCATCCGCGACGTTGTGCAACATAAGCAGGAGCCGCTATCTTTTGGTCTGATACGAGTAGGGTTTTAACAATAGTATTAAGGGCACGCACATTGGAAAGGCTCATTGTTCCAGGGCCTTGGCCATGTTCTTCATTTGCAAAAATCATAAATCGAGGGCAAGAGAAGGGGAAGAAGTCAAAGCCTGATTCTTTTAAAAGCTTTTTGGAAGATTCCAGGTAATAGACAGATGCCCAAGGCTTTTGAAAATCAAAGCCTTTAGCGATACCGTGCTTGCGAGGAAACACTCCGTGAATGATCCAAAACTTGCGAGAATAGTCTTTTGCCTCTAAAGCTCCACGCACTTCTTCAGGAAGTCTGTCGTCTCCGAAGTAGTCAACAATCGACTGAACAGTCATCTCATATTTTCTGAAAACAGTGTCAGGCTTACGTGAAGCTCCCATACCAATGTAGCACTGCTCTAAAGGAATAGGGGTAAAGCGAAGACGCTTTGTTTCCTTGTTCCTATCAATAAGCATACAGGCTTCACCAAAAATACCGTAGTCTAGCAAATGCTCATGCATTGCGTCGTACATACCGATTTCGGGATCTTGCATTACAGATAAAGAACGGGTAGAAAGAAGCTGTAACCACCGCTTGCTTTCCAAAGACAGATCTTGAGTTTCACCGGAAACTACTTCAAAATCCAGCCACTTTTGACTTGGATTCATCATCATTCCCAACATAGCAGCAGCAAAGCGCTGTGCCGCCCAGGCTGGAGTGTCATCATAAACAGCCTGGCCTCTCCGTGTAGCAACACGAGAACCGGCACCTGATGCCCAGGTCATAGAGGTAGGAAGGTAGAACTTTGCAACGTCACGCCACAGAGATTCCCAAGGCTGACGCCCTTCGACTAAACATTCAAATTGTCTATGAACTCTGTTTAAGTCGAGCATCTACTCTCCAAGGAGTCGTTTCTTTTGGATCACGGGACCGGAGGTTGTGGTGTCTTCTGTACTGCCAAGCATGTTGGACTGAAGGTTGGCACGTTTACGTGCTGCTTCCTGGTCTTCCGCCTGACGCTGAGCATCTGCTGCCGCTTTAGCGGCGTCTACGGCTGATGTGGTATCTGTAACCACGGCTGGCTTAGATACTTTAGGTTTAGAAAAAAGTCCACCCATTTAACCATTACTCCCAACGACGAAACTTTTAGGGGTTGTCAAATCAAGGCTCTTTGCTTTAATATCTTGTAAGAGATTACCTGAGCGAATCTGGTCTTGAAGATTCGTTTGTCTTGCCATTGCACGCTGAAGCGGGTCCTGTGTAGGATCGGCTTTAGAGGTTGCCATTAAAGGATCGGACATTGTACAATGAACCCCTGACTTAGAAACCCAATACATCCCAGTCGGAAATTGCGCTTTCAAACATAGGCACAATGTTACCACTGGCATCACTGTAACCATTATGGCACAGAATTTTGTCAATTGCAATTGACATGTACCTAAAGGCGTCTGCAAAGTGAGAGGTCCAATCGTGCTTCGGCTGGTCCCTAAAGATGGGCTTACCGTTCATATCGGTTAAACCTGACTCTTCTTTACAGTACTGCCTTAAAGCTTCCAGTCCATTGAAACACTTTTCCTGATCAAACCGGCAACGAGGAATAAGCGCACGAGCGGCGTCAATACCTTCCTGAACTCCAAGTTTAGGAACGACTACGAAGCGAACACCGTTTTCTAACGCGACCTCTAGTGCGCTTCGTCCGGTGGCGAAATTGGCATTTTTAAGGTCGTGTGGTCCGAAGTGGGTTCCGTAGACGTAGGGTTTGGATTTGAGTTCTTTGAGGTAGTGTAGGAGGCCTGATCCTGTATTTGTGTAAGTGTCAATGATATTGACGTTTCCGTAACCGTCAAGCTGAAAAAACCAGATTCCTGTAGCATCACGGTGGCCGATATCCCATGCGGTGTGGACTGGTATTGTAGGCTGCCAAGGGATGCGCCCAATACGGCCTTCATCCAAGGCAGCACGCATTTGCTTAGCATAATAAGCGCCTTGGTTCGAAGCTGTAAAGTCATTGTAAAACTCCTGTCTTGCAAGATCTTCATCCATACCGGAGTCAATTTCTTCTTGAATCATTTCTTCTGTGACAACACGCTTTCCATTGTGAAGCAATGTCTCACAGGTATGCATTTCAACGTGCCATTTTGGGTTGTCTTTATTCTTATGGTACAGTCGGTAGCCGTGGTTCATACCACGGGCCGTATAGGTAAACAGTGCGAAACCATCGTTCTCTACAAGCATAGGTCGAACGAGTTCCCAGGCCTTGGGATTCATAACCGAATACTCGGAAAATACGCAACCTACTGGTCCGGTCCCTACGATACTGTCTTCATCTTCCGTACCAATAATTTGAAATAAAGAGCCGTTCGTAAGCGTAATTTGCATTTTCCGCTTGTCGATGGTTTCAATAAGTGACTCAGGATCTTCTGATCGTGTCTTAGGCCAGCCAGGAAACACCGCCATGTGAGGCCTTCCAGCACGGTCTTTACCGCTCCATATAGCTTTGTCACCTTGGGCGTAGGTAGGGAAGAAGTAGTAGTAATTTCCTGGTCTGAGTACAAGTGCATGAAATGCCACAATATTAAGGCAGGTAACATCTTTACCTGCCCTTCTAGGCCATAAAAACAATCCTCTGCGAATACGGTTTTCAGGATCTAGAGCAGGCCAGTCAATACAGAAAGTTTTCCAGCCTGGAAGTTGGTAATCTCTCGGAATATAGGATGTTGGAATCTTAATCGGCACTGTCTACCTCAGCTTCCACTACCCCTATCAACTCAGGCCGATATGCTTGTGGTATAAGGTGGGCGCGTTCTGCAATCATTCCACTGTAGTCGACTGTGGTTATTGTAAAATTGTTTTCTGAACGCACGGAGACATCCAAAGACTTCGGCTGAGGTGTATAGAACTTAGCCATTGTGGTATGGATTTTGATGAGCCTGTCTGCATACACTGTAGGAGAAAGAGACTGTAAATACTCGTCTTCTTCCATTTTTTCAGCTAGATCTATTAGTTTTTCTAAAGGATTATAGCCCCTCTTTGCCATGATATCAGCTGCAAGTGAACGTGTGCCAATGGTTTGAGGCACTGCGTTTGTCGCAGGTATCAATTCATCAATTTTTTCTCCGGCCACTTGATTTGTCCCTAACACTGTTATATAATGATGTAAAGGGGCTTTACTTAAAGTCTACCTTATGTTAATGAAATTTTCAACTGGAGAACGTCAATGTCCTTAGGCCCGGTTCAGCTCGCAATCCTTGCATTTATCCGAAAGCACTCTATGGCTTCGGGAACTGTTGAAACAGAAGTCGTCAAACAGTGGGCTAAAAACACGCTAGGCGTTCGCTCCAATGACCAGGTATCGATTACCGTTCATCGTCTTGAAAGTAATGGATATGTGCAGGATAAAAGGTGCGGTATGGTGCAATACCTAAACAGCGCTAAGAATGAAGCAGAGTTTGAACGTCAGGTCTTCATTGCCAAGCTGACAGTAGAACTAGGCGACTAGGGCCTAGCAGGAGAGGGAAACTATGTCTAAAATTGACTCTTATGGTTATGATGACCACTTATTAAGCAATTCAATGCTGTCAGCAGCTATAACCTGCCCGGTAAAGTACAAACTGATGTACGTGGACGGAATACGGCCTGACAAAGTTGGGTTCTACTGGAACTCGGCCTTTATTGGAAACGTTATTCACAAGGCTATTGAATTGCACGATGACGACCACGAAGCGATTAAGGGTGAATGTTGGTCTATCTTGGGTAGCTACTTTCCGGCCCCCATCTTGTCTAAGGCAAAGAATCTTATCGTTGCTTATCAGGATGCGATTGCGGCGACCTGCAAGCAATTCGAACAACAGAACGGGCGGCCTTGTAAGGCCCCGGAGATGACAGGGTTTTGGAAAAAGAACTACGCCGCGCTCACTGGTTTTATGGAAAAGCTCAACGTTGAAATGGAAGCTTCTATCCCTGGCGGGGTATTTGAAGAACCATTTGTCGATTTAATGAAAAGACTCTTTGTTTGCTTAGAAAACTGGAAGGTGATGAGAATCGATGCGCCAATTGCTTCGGAAATTGTCCTTCACGGCGTGGTGGGTCCCGAGGACGCTAGAACTGATATGGTTGGGACTGCGGACAGGTTGGAGAAACGGCCCGGAGGGCGAACTGCTCTTGCGGACTTCAAGACGGGAAAGTGGGCTTACGATCGTAGTAAAACGGCTAACTCCGATCAGTTTGGACTCTACCATAGATTCCTGGAACAGGAACGGTACGCCGAATACGGACCTCCCATAGAGTGGTGTATTTATAATCTTTTCACAGCAGAAACAGTCCGAATCACTCCTAATGAAAAGATGCTTGAAAAGTTCGATAACAGGTTAGCAACGAACCTCCGCTATTATAAACAGCTTAAAGAGATGCTTGGCAAGGTAGAAGTACCCACGCCAGCCGGGTCAGCCTTTAAGACTGGATGTCCTTGTATTCTTAGCCAGACCGGTGATTGTAACTTTGTATACGTTGAGGAGAGCGCATGAAAGCTGACAAATTTAAGAAGGAAATCTTAAAAGATCACCGGGCAGGTATGAGTGTTGAATCTCTCCATGTTAAGTACAGTCTCCATCAAACTACCTTGCGCAAGGCTTTGACTGCTTGGGGGGAAACTATTACGAATCACAAAGGTATAAATGGGCACAACAAAAAAGAAAAAAGCATTGAAGATCCAAAAGCGGGAATACAGCCAGAGCAGGTTAAAGACCGCAAGCGCTTTGTGGTAACTTCAGCTTTAAACAATTGTGATGTACACTCCTCCTTCTTGAAATCGATTCAGACTTATTGCAAAGAACATCAAGCCGAACTCCTGGTCATCCCTGTGGCATATAAAAACATCTCACTTTATGGAGCGGAGTACGAACCTGTATGGCCTTCAGAACTTGAACCGTATTATGTGACAAAGGATGTCGAGCTGTCAAGCAACATTGTAATTATGGGATCAATGCGTATTCAAGCTACCGCAGCTCGTCCATTGCAAGGTACTCATGGTATTTCTAAAGGAAAGTCAGCGGTATTCGGACATCCCCGTCTTGCCTTGGAGACTGTGCCGGTTCCAATGAATAATATGCCTCTGGTTTACATGACCTCTTGTACTATCTCGAAACCGTCCTATTCTAATACAAAAGCCGGAAGACTTGGAGAATTTCACCATGACATCGGAGCAACCATCATTGAAACAGACGGTGAACTCTTTTGGTGGCGACATATTCACCCTGATAAGTTCGGGTCGTTTATTGATATTGCCTCCCAGTATGGCCCTGACGGATCAGTTTTTCCTGCTCCGCCAGCTGAAGCAGTTATTGTAGGAGATGTTCATGTTGGTTTTGATAATCCTGCTACTGTGGAGTCTATTCTTGGTCGGCTTGTTAAGAGAACCAACTCCAAAAACGTGGTTCTACACGATCTTCTTGATTTCTTTAGTGGCAGCCATCATCACACTAATAATCACATACTTCGTGTTTTAAAAGCGGCCCGTGGTCGTAATGATGTTCACCGAGAGCTTAAAAGTGTCGCCTCTTGGCTAGATAAGTACTGTAAAGAGGGCACACAGTACCATATTATCCGCTCAAACCACCATGACCACCTTGATAAATGGCTAAATAACAATTCTGCTAACATAGAAGCTGAGAATCTTTGGCTTTGGCACCATTTGAACGCCCAACAAATGAGAATAGCCTTAGATATCGCCCATGATTCTGCAAAACAAACCAAATGGGGCGTTCCTTCGGCATTTGAACTTGCAATGTCAGTATTAACGGAAGGGAAAACACGTGAAAAGTTCAGGTTCCAAGATGACAAAAGTCCACTTGAGTTCTCCGGGATTGATTGCTCGAACCATGGAGATAAAGGGCCTAATGGCTCCCGAGGTTCAAGAAGTGCTTTCTCTCGTGTTCAGCGAAAGACCTTCATCGGACACTCGCACTCTCCTGGAATTCATGACGGATGCTATCAAGTTGGAAAATCCTCAGTAAATGAGGCGTACCTTGGGGGATACAGTTCACATTTGCAGTGCTCAGGAATAATATACGCCGATGGAAGTCGCTCATTGCTGCCTATAATCTACGGCAGATGCTACATGGGGGACGTGTAGATGAACTACTCTGAAACAGGCCCTCAGATCGAGCAGGATGACCAGTGTTGGACGTGTAAATTTGCACCATATAGAAACCCACATTCCGGAAAAGAACACGCCCCTGATAAAGCCTGCCCTCTTCTAGCTGCTTTATGTGTGGACATCGTTCAAGCCGATGGAGAATTTACGGTTCGTAACTGCGATTTCTATGAAGACAAACGACCTCATCTGCAAATAGTTCCTGCTTCCTGATGGAAGTCCGCAAGATAACAGACTCAGTGTGCTCGGTTCCGTTACTATCAGCTCCTACAGTTGCGTCATGGCTGTAGGAGCTTCTTAAATTGTCCCGTTCGGGTCTCTATATAGGTATTTTGCCGAATATATAGGTTAAAACTCCCGTACAGTACCTATATACTAACACCGTTATCCATAAATGGTTTTCGTAAATTGGCAAATTGCACCCCACATCAACACCTCAGAAGGCCGATACCCCTCCCCGGGGGCCTCGAACGGCTCACAAGTAGGCGAAGGGCTACACCCATCGGCTTGTTATCGGCTGATACATGCACGCTACTACATCTGTACAAGCACAGCCATCAAACCATAACAGTACACTAAGGTATGTGTTCGTTGTACACTAACACAACATATGGTTATACTATACATATTAATATACTACATGTATTTGTTCACTAGTGCTTAGTGTATGATGTACACATACATCATTTGTATATACATCGGTTGGTATCGCTGCAAGACAAGTGTTTATGGGCTGGTTGTAGGTGGGTATCCAGCAAATAAAGTGTTTATGAGATGATTAAGGGCTGAGATGTGTTGATTGTAGGGGCTTAGAGCTATGCCTGACTCTGCAAGTAAGTGGTTTTATGTTATGTCAACAGCCGATGACATTGATTCTAGAGGCTTTGAGGGGTCGAATCAACTTGGCACGAGACATTAAAAAGAGGGTATTTTTGAGTTCATAATAATAAGTCCCACGAAGGGTAGCACTTTCTAAAATAATTAGTTTTTAAAAGTGATTTAATTTAGATAACGATACTTCCGTGTACCTTATTATTAGTGAGAGTTAAGTGGGGTTGAATAGTGGTTAACAGTATGTTATGGTGTAAACGTACCAATATGAGGAGAACAGCTCATTGAGACGATTTGACAGCCCATCAGTACGGTTGAGCTTAGTTGTCGACCATAGTGCGGATAACTTACAAAGAGTCAAGGCACTGAGTAAAAGGACATCCAGCCACTTTCTAAGCAACGAAGCGCACGAATTTCTACGTAAGAACCGCGAGGCGTTTGAAATGCTGGTTCACGAAATGTATAGAGATGACATTAAGATGGAGTTTAAATAGATGGAAAACGCAGGCATTTACATGCGACATGGCTTTGATAGTTGCAAGATGGACCTATATGGTGAATATAGAACAGTTCGCAGACTATTTTATCACGGTGTGCACGTTGCTAATGTCTTCTCACTGGTCAGAGTAAGGGGACTTAACGGCACTGATTCACACATGCCCTACATTTTGTCTTGTTTTGCAAGTAAGGCCCAGGTCTTGAACCTGAAATTCAAGTTTAAGTCCTTATTCCATAACAAGATGCCTGAAGAGCGAGGCATTCTGTATGAGTGGTGCAATAAAACCTATGGCATCTGTTATACAAAAGACGCAACAGAAAAGCAAATAGAAAACATTGAGCGAATATTCCAAAGCGATCAGACAATACCATAAAAATAAGACCCTCATTAACCTAGGTTAATGAGGGTCTCCTATATCTCCAGAGTATCCCTTCACTCATTTTCGTTGCTTCTCGATGATTTTAGAAGGCCTAGCTCGTACAACTTATCCAACTCATAAGACAATGTACCCGGTAGATTTTGAAAGTTAGGCTTAAACTCTTTTACAAGTCGTCCTGTAATAGTATATTCTTGACTCATTACAGCAGTGTCCAAGGATTCGGGCGGTATGGATGATACTCAGCACTATTCTTTTGCAAGCATGACTCCAAGTGATTTTCCAAATAGTCACGCAATGAATAAAACTGCATGCCGTATTGATCAAACAAATCCAAGCCCTTTTCAACGATGTCAGGGTCGTTTGAGCCGACCATAGTATCTGCTAGTGTAACCATTTCATTACAAATAGTAAATTTACGGTAAACATTCCGTAAATGTGTTAAGAGTTGTTGCATATTAATCAAGCTCCACAAGTTTACGGCGGGCCTCGATGTTTTTCGGACGCTGGATGCAGTCCTCTTTTTCCTTGCACTTGCCACAATGACAAGTTCCGCACCAATTACATCTATCGTGTTGCATTATTGAAGTCCTTTTGCTTTGTTGACTGCTTCTTCTATTTTACGCTTTGCTGGACCTGTAATTCCTCGAAGTTCTAATTCTCTATTGGCCAGCTCAAGCGCTTCCAACAACTCAGGAGCCGCTGCAATGAGTTGTGCGTTTGCGTCACTGGCTTCAGCTGACATGCTGTCTGGATTTTCATAAAATGAGGCAATATGTGGCACGTTTCCGTACTCATTCGGTGGGCCTACTACATATCCTCGTGCAGGATTTTTAGGATTAGATAAACTCCAAGGTCCTGCTGTGTGGTTTGTCATGGCGTTCTCCTTAATCTATACTGTTTTAAATTAGTTAGACTGCTACATTTAGGGCATACAGGATGCCTTGTTGGTACAGGTTTAATTTTTCAGCGGATACTCTTTCCATCATTAAGCCAAAATGAGCTTGACGGCCATAACCATTGTCAGCGGCATAGATCATGCAGTATCCACCATAACAAGCGGCATAGTCTAAAATAAGCTTCCAGTCACCGCCTGGGTGTTTACCTTGTTCTTTTAAAACGTCTTCGATAACTTGTGTAGTGGACTCTAAAACAGCTTTTGTAATTCTCATCACTTAATCCCTTTCGTTTCTCTTCACTCTTATATACTAACACTGTTAGCAATATTCGTCAATACTAAAATAAATATTTATTTTAATTATTTTAAACCAAAAGAAAAGCCTGTTCGCATAGGGACGAACAGGCCGAGTAGAAGTGAAGATTTGGAATTGTTATTTAATTCTAACAGTGTTTGCAATAAATGTCAACAAAAGAAAACCCGCCGATTTCTCAGCGGGTGCATGGGGATTAAGTGAGAGATTGGGAGTGTTAAGCTACATTAAACCAAACAGTAGGTAGTTTACTTGCATAGAGCGCCGCATCGCTATTTTCACAATAGATGTCAGACTGACAGCACTCACAAATATTCTTTTTATCACCGCGCCCGTGAATGCTTCTATATTCTTTGCAGTGGGAACAGTATGAGAAGCGATCGGAGTAACATTCCTCACAATAAAGATCGTTATCATTCATAATCATTGTGTGATCACCGTGCATTTCTAGGCAACCTTCACATTGTTCATATTGGATGTGTTTTGATGGGCTGTACATGGTGTAAACCTCTTTAACCTGCTCACATTTATATACTAACACTGTTAGATAATTAATGCAAGTAGTAAATAAAAAATAATTTATTTTAATTTTAGGGTTGATTATTTCCACGAACAATGTTAGAGTACATACATCAAGTAGATAAAACACTTTTAAATAGTCTGACTGTATGGGCCTTAAAAGTGCTACAGACTGATGAGTACAGCAAAGCCCTAAGCAGGAGGGAATATATCCTGACTAATAAATCCACTAGCGCAATTCAATGAGTCACAATCTTTAATAGAAAGCAGGTCTATTATGTGAGTTGAAAGGGGCAGCACGGAAAGACGGCACCCATTAAAGTCTCACGAGTAGGGGCTAACACTCGGTCCCTACTTCGTGCTCAGATCCTCTAACTGGTCAAGACTGTATGAGGGGTAAAGGTGTGTACAGCCTCCCAACACTTACGGAATGCGGGTTCAAATCCCGCTCTGAGCACCCTAGGGTTTTACATATATTAGATAGAGCAGAGGGAACAATATGACTTTAGTCCATAAGGCCAGTGTGAGTCTGGCTGCATTGATTGCAATTTTAAATCCACCGGAGACAATTGAAACTGTGGAAGAGTACCAGAAATACATCCAGCAAAAACTCGGCGCTGATGAAAGCGTAATGGATGGCTTATTGCCTTCCAAACGCCCCGTTGGCCGTCCCGGTAAGGCACAACATCCTGCCTATTCAGCCATTGAAATGAAAGCCATTAAAAAGTACGTTGAACAAGAGTTCGGAATGGCCTTGAATCCCGTTCAGCCGACCGATGAAAAAGAAATCGCTATGTTTGACGGAAAAGTCCTTCATTTTGCAACACGTCTCGATTTTGTTGATGACATTGCCGTTCCCCTGTTTCCCCCGTCAGTGGAGGGTTAAAAGATGCACAAGTGTGTATATAGAGGGTGTCATAGTAACTCCTACTTGGACGAATTCTATTGCTATCCTCATCTTAGAGAGCCAAGTCCGCCCACAACCACATTACAAAGCCCTTTCGAGGAGCCTGTAGCGCCTCCACCCGCTCCTAGTACCTACTCGATGAGCAGGAAAGAGTTTAACGAACATTGTCATCAGTTAGAAGTAGAACGAATTTCTAGCAATGAAAAGGAGCCCGCTCCAAATCCTGTTTCTTATCACAATGCTAAGATTACAATCCGAGTTATTGAAGGCGTCCAAAAGGGGCCCGCTCCTAGTCAATTGTGTGCAGCGCCTGGGTGCTATGGTGTGCCCGTTTCTGGTATTTCCAAGTACTGTGCCCCCTGTGAGTTTGACATATTTGGGCCAAATAAACGTACCAACGGAAAGGAGGACACAACCGGGGCCGAAACAGGTCGCTTTAATTACGACAAAATTAATGATACAAAAGGCCCACAGTATGAAAAAGCCAAGCGCTACAACACCGGCAAGCTAGCTCTTAATCTGGTAACTTGGGAATGGATAAAGTGGCTGGCAGAATTATTGCAGGCTGGGGCTAATAAATACAGCCCTGATAATCCTACTGAAGAAAATTGGAAGAAATCTTTAAATACTTCCGATCATGACTCTTTCGTATATGATCGTCGGGAATCCGCAAAACGCCACCTCATGATGTACGATTCAGGCGAGTTAATTGATCCTGATACCAAGTCACCTCACATGGTTATGGTGGCCTGGAATTGCTTGGTGGTTGCTTGGTACGATTTTTACAAGGAGAAGGTTTAATGTTTACCTCTGAAGACTATAGAATCCTCCATAAAATCGTCTTTAATGATAACTACCCAGGCTATAGACCGAATGTCATTGAGTCTCCAAATGGCGATGGTGTGAAGGACACTCAAAAACGCTATGCTCATGTTTCACAAAAATATCTGGACAACAATAGACATCAAAGTGCCCAAGGATGGATCAAGAAGACCATTATCTTAGAGAGGTATCTTGAAAAAGCGCACAACTTAGCCCTTGACACCGCCGTACAACTAGGCATTTCTCCACAGTTCTGGCCTGATATTCGCTATTCTGCCTTACGTGTCCTTGAATACCCACCGGGGGCAGGATCGGCTGCACATACAGATTTTGACTTATTCACGCTGAACCTTTACAGAAATCTCCCTAATAAACTGCTTAAAACTAAAGAAATCGTAGTTGGAGAAGGTGTATTGCCTTTAGGTGTACATGCGGGAGAGCTTTTACAGCTTTTAATGACCAAAGGCAACTTTTCTATTCATGCTACACCGCACAAAGTAATTCCTTCGGAGCTAAATAACTATCAATATTCCATCGTTTATTTTGCAATTCCCGACCATGCTGCTGTTTTACCGTCCGGTGAAACTGTAGGTCAGTGGATAGAAGAACGCTTAAAAAGGAGCCGCTATGACGTGTAACTGTAAAAATTTATCAGTACCGTGCTATGAGTGCCTATATGGAGAAATAACTGCTATGACGCAGGAAACGCTTAGTGCTGAAGACTTCGAAACCTTTAAACAGTACGCACTAGAAGAAACAGACACCTTAGAAAACGAAATCTTGGTCAAGGCCCTAAACACCATCGAAGCCAGAGACAAAGAGATCGAAGCGCTTAAAGGGCAAGTGGCGGTTTTGAGAAATTGGTTCATGGGTGACATTGAAGATAAATGTTTTGTCCATGTAGCAGAGAATTACAATCTGATCGGTTCGGATGTAATACAAACAAAAGCCGATGAAATACTTCCAAAGTTTATGCCGGAAGTGCTTAGGAACACCCAAGCCACAGCAGAAGCCTTCATCGCCAAAGAACGAGCCGACGAGCGTGAGAAGTCGATTAGGGAGTGTTTAAACGTCTTTGACCATTTTAAATACTATACACGAGCTGAAAACGTTCAAAAGGCTATTGAGGCCCTGCTAACCAAGGAGCAAGCATGATGGATGCTGAGCAACTTTTGCATGATTTAGAACTTGCCAATGAAAATTTAGAACTGTCAGAAAAACAACTCGAAACCCTCCGCTCCGAATTGTCAGAGGCTCAATTAAGAGAAAAGTCTGCTTGGAACAGAGTTAAGGCGGAGGAAGAAATTATCTCTAACTTATTAGCCGAGAATGAAGCGTTGAAGGCTGAAAATGGTTCGTTAGAAAGACAAAATAAAATTATTTGTGATGCAACGGAAAAAATACGGGCTACACGAGAAGAATTAAGAGATCAAAATGAATCCAAAGACGCGCAAATCAGGGGGCTGGTTGAGGCGTTGGAAGAGAGTAATAATCGTATAGCCCTCTTGGCTGGAACAACAGTTTTAACTGACGATAAGTCCAGTGATCAGTTGAAAGCTCTTTATGAAAAAATCAGCAAAGAAGCTACAGATCAGATATATAAGAACAAAGAAGCCCTAGCCACAATTCCAGCCGTAGCCCTTGAGCTGGCAAAGCTTGAGCGGGAGGTGGTTAAAGGCAGCAGGGTTCTCCACAAAACTGGCAACCCTGAGCCTTTTGAATACGCTATTAGGAAATATGAAGCGCACAAGGCACATAAACATGAAACTTCTTAATGAATGCATTGAAGTATTTTGCGCTCTGCTTCTTATCACCTCCCCATTCTGGATTGTCGGTTTCACAATTTGGGAAACTTCCAAATGAAAAAAGTCGTACTGGATTTGGAGACAAAAGACCCAACGCTTAAGACCACAGGCACTGACGCTCACACGCGCAGGGCAGGCGGATTTGTGTTTTTGGCAGGTCTTTATTTTCCAGACCGCAATGAGTTCGAACTGATAGACGTTTTGGAAAATTCAGACTATTTTTTTGAGCGAATGGCAAACCTCATGGACAGCGGATATGAATGGTATGGTGCTAACTTAAAGTATGACTTAAACTGGTGTTTGTCTGAACACTGGATGGAAGCAAAAGACACACACCATAACAGATTCCAAGACGTATTAATCAACGCACCTTTGATTGACGAGACACAGCCTCCTCAGTTTTATTCGCTTGATGGTCAATGTAAACACTATGGCCTTCCTACCAAACCTGTCACCGAGCTTTTAGAAGCTGCCCATCGTGTAGGCATAAAGACCGATGAAAAAAACGTTCGCTCTCAGCTGTGGGAAATTTACAACAGGGGTGAGCGCCAAGTTGTAGAAGACTACCTTAGACATGACTTAGTGTCAACTTGGGAAGTCGCACAGCGTCAAGCGCCCCTTATCGTAGAAAATGGCCTTGAAAGAGTGCACGAACTCGAATCCAAACTGATCCCTATTCTTGCAATGATGGAAAACCGGGGTGTCAAAGTTTCCACAAAGCAAGCCGAATATTTATTCGATGAAGCTTACAATTATATTCAAGGTATTTCTGCAAAATTAAAGAATGAGAATGCTGGAAAAGACGTTCCTCTGACCACTAGCAACGCGCTGACCAACTTTATTCTGGATAGAGGACATAAACTACCCCCTACCCCTAAAAGTACCGCTGAAAAGCCAAAATACAAAACGGATGCTGTCACGATTGAAGCATTAGCTGAAATCGATCCCTTAATGCAGGAGCTTATTAATGCTAGACGTGCGGAAAAAATTGCTAAAGATTTTGCAAAAGGTGCCATTCTTAACAATCACCACGGTGGAAGAATTCACCCAAATATCAATCAAATTGTGGGTACTTCAGAAGATGGGGATGGAGGAAGTAAGGGTGTACGTTTCGGAAGACTCTCTTATTCTCAACCGAATCTTCAGCAGATCCCCAAAAAAGACAAAATAAGTCTTGATGGCGTGGGCGGACTTGGCTCTGCAATGCGTCGAATCTTCATAGCCGAAGACGGTTGCCAAGTTATGAGCGCTGACTTTTCCTCGCAGGAGCCCCGCCTCATCATCCACTTTGCGGAAACGTGGGAAGCGGCAATCGGAAAAGTCACCGGACGCTCTGACATGTGGAATGCTAAACGTATCGCTGACATGTACCGCGAAAACCCTGCTATTTCTTCGCATGATATCGTAGCCGGAGGTATTGAAGGCAACCTCCCCTATAAGCAAAAGCGTGACTTGGCTAAAATCATCAACCTCGGCAAAGGTTACGAGATGGGCTTAAACAAGCTCATTAAAAATTTGGTAGCCGGAGGGGTTGACCCTGCGCAAGCTCAACAAATCCTTGACGATTTTTCACGCAACTTCCCTCATGTTTCCCTTGCAAGTAACGAAGCTAAAAAGGCGGCTGAAAAGAATGGATACGTCAGAACCTATTACGGACGCAAACTCCACTTTCACCAGTGGGAACCTTGCCAATTTGGAGCTGGAATGCCTCTCCCTTCGTATGAAGAAGCGTATCAACGATATGTCATTGGTAAGCGCTGTCCTATCAAACGGTCCTTCACATATCGGGCATTTAATAGAGTTATACAAGGAAGCGCAGCGGATCAAACGAAAGCAGCAATGGTCTCGCTATGGTACGACCACGGGATATTGCCATACCTTCAAGTCCACGACGAACTCGTTGACGCTACAATCACTGACATTCACACTGTCCAAACTTATAAGCAAGTAATGGAAAACGTAATGCCGCTCACTATCCCATCTTTAACGGAAGTTAAAGTGGGTAAAGATTGGAAAAGTGGCGTATTGACTCATTTATCACCGGAGTACAGTAAGTTGAGGGTTTAAAAATGACATTTGAAATGTGGGCGTTATTCTATATCTTAGCAGGCATGTTTTATGGGTTGATCGTTCACTATATTTACACCCATGGGGACTTTAAATACATTAATGAAAAACGCACTGAACTTAACGGGCTTTTAGAACTTCTTCCAAAAGACTTACGAATTGCAACTATTGCAATCGCAGTAATGGTAAGTTTTCCATTTTGGCCTATCTTTTTGTTGCAAGATCTGTATAACTTGGCGATTGGGAAGTTTTCATAATGAAACCTCCTGAGCATCGTCTATCGCAGCATTTTCGCATCGCGCTTACCCGGTTAAAACTGATGGGAGTTCGTATTGAGTCAAGTCACACCGCTCCCGGCTTTCCTGATTGGGTTGTTTTTGCAGACGGAAAAACTCACTACTTTGAATTAAAAGCCGGTTCCTGTATGACAAAAGCCCAAATAGTTTTCCATAAAAAATTAATTGCGGTCGGAATTAAAATCCATGTATTGACAAAGTTGGCTAACAGGGTTAGTATAGGAGATATGGAATACAGCAGGTTAGAAGACGCCATTAAGGCCGCGATATCGGGAGAAATCTAAATGTCAATGGAGCAGATTAATTCGCTCTACCAAGCATTGAGCGTAGCAAAACAAGAGCTTGAAGCCGCCCAGGCCGTGCTTGATCAAAAGCAAGGTAATTTAGATCGTCTTTCTAAAGACCTCGGAGACATTCTCCACACGCAAGGCCTGAGCCAAGTTAAAATGTCAGACGGACGTGAAGTGGGACTTAAAACTAACTATTACGGTTCCGCTGCACAAGATCGGATGCCAGGAATTAAGGCGTATCTGACCGCCGTAAATAATCTTGGCATATTGAAACCCAAAAAGTTAAATATCAGTGAGAAGGACTTACCTACCCTTCCTCCTGAACTCAAAGAAAAAGTTCAATACGAAATCAATACCAACACTTTAAAAGCTTACATCAAAGAATTAGCACAGAAAAATGAACTCACCCAAGAAGTTCGCGAGCTTTTTGGAGTGTATGAAACACACGAAGCTCTATTGACTTAGAGGAGAAGGCCATGAAAATTTTAAACCGTTTTACCAGAGAAGTTATTTTAGAAGTCGCTTTCCTCAGCGAGGCAGACCTCAGCGGGGCAGACCTCAGCGGGGCGAACCTCAGAAAGGCAGACCTCAGAAAGGCAGACCTCAGCGGGGCAGACCTCAGCGGGGCAGACCTCAGCGGGGCAAACCTCAGAAAGGCAGACCTAAGCGAGGCAGACCTCAGCGGGGCAAACCTCAGCGGGGCAGACCTCAGCGGGGCAAACCTCAGCGGGGCAGACCTCAGCGGGGCAGACCTCAGCGGGGCAGACCTAAGCGGGGCAGACCTCAGCGGGGCAAACCTTCCACCTGTTCAGCAAATAGAAGGGTTTAAGGATCAGGTTCTACAAGCTATTGGGAACCCTGATAAAGGTTTAAATATGAGTGTTTGGCATTCTTGCGAAACTGTGCATTGTCTTGCTGGATGGGCTACAACCTTACATCCTGAAGGCAAGTTGATTGAGTCATTAGTAGGTACGAACGTTGCAGGTGCTTTAATTTTTAATGCCTGTACTGGCACTGTTCCTAATTTCTATTCAGATTCAGAAACCGCAATGAACTGGTTGAAAAATTAACTACAGGTTGGCGATGGACGGCGATCCCTTGGTTTCCTTAAAATCAGACGCGCACTGTCGTGACAGCCGGAGAGACGGCACCAACGATCAGCGACTAATGGAGAACGAACACAATGGGACATCCAGCTAAAAAGGACGAACTCGCAAAAGTGGAGTCGGGTGGGTTGCAAGTTTCAGGCTTGCTTATGGAACAACTCGGAAGCTTACAGACGGATGGTTTTGAAAACGTCGAAGCAACCGATCTTTTACTCCCTATTCTCTCTATTTTGCAGTCAATCTCTCCTCAATGTGACAAAAAGAACAAAGAAGCCTACGATCCTGACGTTTCAGAAGGTGAATTTTACAACTCTGTCAGTAAAAAATCCTCTGCCGAACTTCAGGTCATCCCTATTGGCTTTACGAAATCTTACATCGAATGGGCACCACGGTCAAGCGGTGGCGGCTTCATTGCAAGACACAGTGCCGAGAGTTCGCGCATCAGCCAAGGTCAGAAGGTTGGTAACAAACTCTTAACACCTGAAGGCAACGAACTGGTTGAAACCCGTGAACACTATCTTATGGTCTTGCCTGAAGACGGCTCTAGCCCTTACGTTGCACTGCTTCCAATGAAATCAACCGCTGTGAAGCACTCCAAACGCTTCATTAACGAGATGACAACCAAAGTCATTCAGACGGAAAACGGCCCGGTTCGCGCTCCAATGTTTGCCCAAAAATACACGCTGGGTACTGGCATTGAAAGCAACAACCAAGGCTCTTGGTATGCACTGTCATCAATTAAGTTTGATGGCTTTGTAAATGACCAGGAGTTCCAAGCGGCGAAACAAGCGGCTGACAACTTCAATGCTACCGTGGCAAAGGCTGACCGAGGTTTTGAAAACCTTGCACCGGCTTCCACTGAAGCTACCGTGGACGTTGTTACTGACCTGATGAAATAAGGACTCCCACAGATGCCCGAGCCAACTAACCTGCTTAAATTCTTTCCTCGGGCTTATTCCGTTCGGAATCTCAAGGAGGATAACGCAGGCACAGGCAAGCGTAATGCTGCCTATAACTGTATCCGCCAAGAGGTTCCGAGCGCTTTCCTTATTTCCCATTTTAACGGAACCGGCCCCGCTATCTCTGTGCAACCGTTGCTTGAAGAAGGTAATATTTGCCAGTGGGGAGCGATAGATATTGACTCATATGGAGATGACAACCTTGTTAACGAAGTACGAAAAGCCGTACAGATATTCGGCATCAATTGCTTTATCGAACAATCCAAATCTAAAGGTGTCCATATCTACATTATCCTTGATAGGCCAGTGCTTGCAAAACCTTTCAGAAAAGCACTACACAAGCTTGCCGTCTGGATTGGACATCCAAAAGCTGAAATTCGTCCCCTCCAAGATGAGGTTAACTTCTCAGAAAGCGATCTCGGAACGTTCATGGTTCTGCCTGGCTATGGCTTCGGTTCTGAGAAAATTGGAGCAGCGCTATCTGCTGCAACTATAAGCATTGAAGCCTTCAACGCTGCAATGGATGAAGGCAACCTGTCAGATGGTCCCCCGTGTCTTTTTCCCTTGCAAATGGCAGGTCAAAGCGTAGACGGCCTCAATAAAGTCAGAAACTTATTCATGTATCAGATGGGTGTTTTCCTAAAATACAAACACCCGGCTGACTGGAAAGAAAAGCTCACGGAATATAATGAGCTTGGAATAGCGAAAGGAATCCCCGCAAATGAACTCACAGCCCTTATCGGACAGCTCGATAAAAATGCAAAATGCCACTATCGTTGCACAGGAGAACCTTTCGAGTCAGTATGCAACAAAGGAGCTTGTCAATTCCGCGAGTTTGGCGTGGCGGCTCGCGAGTCTACGGGATCAGTTATTTCTCCCGAAGGCATTACGGTACTCGCTACCGACCCTCCTACGTGGTTTGTCACTCTCAACCATCCAAACAGCACTAACACAGTTCGCGTGCAACTCACGACCGATCAGCTACTTAACGTTGCTGGTTTTAAGAAACGCTGCCTTGAGGCGATACACTGTATTCCTACACTACCTAAGCAGAAAGACTGGGAAGCGGTAGTTTCAAGTCTTTTACAAAATGCCGTAGAAATCCCTGTCCCCTTTGAAATGACAGAGGAAGCCCGTGTTCTTGACGGCGTTTACCGCTTCTGCCTTACCAATATCAAATCCAGTGACCCTAATGACATCCTCAAAGGCCGCATTTGGTTTGAACAACAAGGAGAAGGCAGGGTTTTCGCCCACTTCAGGCAAGTTGACTTTACCAATTTTATCTCTTCCAGCCGGGGCGGCAGCATGAAGACCGGAGAAGTTCACACCGTATTGTCCGAACTCCATCGCCTCGGCCACATCGGACTTGAAAAACTCGACCTCGGTGGAATGACAGTTTCCATCTACAAAATTGAAATTCACAGCAGGTACCTTCAATTGCAAGCACAGCTACAAGAATTAGGAGAAGGATAGTGAAGCTTTTAGACTATTGCAAAACCCTACCACAAGTTTATAAATGTGAATATTGTGGGAAACTAAACCGTGTGGGCCAAGAATGCCTATCTTGTGCTTACGCAAACCACGTTTACGATGATTATTGCGACAGATAGAGGAGAGGCGCAATGGATGATGGGTTTATTTCTGACCAGTTGTGGCAAGACGTACTTTTAGAAGTCTAGCAATGTTCCTCAATAAGAACACTGAAATTATTATAGGGCCTCCGGGAACGGGAAAGACGGCTACTTTGATTAAGCTTGCCACTGAAATTATCGCTTCAGGCGTGGCACCGGATCAAGTTGGCTACATTTCCTTTACCCGGCAGGCCGTGCGGGAAGCTAGCAGTCGTATTATTGCAGCTACCGGTCACAGCTCGGAATCTTTCAAAGGGTTCCGCACGCTTCACGCGATGACATTCTGGCTTCTCGGCAAAGAGCATAAGGATATTACAAATTTCCTGGATATCGAAAATATCACCTATTTGGATAAACACACCGTTGGTACGATCGCAAAAGCACGCACCCGCATGTACGCACAACTGTACAATTTGCACCGTGTTACCGGAAAATCAATTTCTGAAGTCTGGGCTGGGTATGCTTCCACACAATCCGGCACCGAAGAAGACTTCATGGAATGGATTCAACTCTATAAGGCTCATAAAATAGCGCTTGGAAAGGTGGACTTCACTGATCTGATTCAGGATTTCACTCAGCGCGATATCTCTTTCCCCTTTGACTATTTGTTTATCGATGAAGCGCAAGACTTCTCGGCAGATCAATGGGGGGCAGCCCAATTACTTGCAAGACATTCTAAAAAGGTTTTTGTTGCCGGAGATTCAGACCAAGCTGTATTCGGCTGGTCTGGCGGTAAAAGCACACTATTTGATGAAGTTGAAGGAGAACGCCGTGTCCTTTCGCAAAGCTACCGTGTACCGAAACTACCTCATATCCTCGCTACTCGATGCCTCAGAAGTTTTGGACGTGAGCCACTATACGAGCCAACGCCTCTTTCGGGCCAAGTTAAACACATCTTTTTTGAAGAATCACAGGACTTGCCTCTTGATAACGGAGAAACGTGGTTTTTGCTTGCGCGCAACAATTTTCAAGTCGAGGCTATTGCCCGTAAGCTTTACGCGAAAAACATTTTCTTCCGACCGGTCTCGTCATCGCGAGACAGTGAAGATGGCCATTTAAAGTATATTTCCCGCATCAAGTGGTATGAAGAATGGCTTGAGACGGGAACAGTTAGCAAAAAACGCAAAAAACTTTTGGAGAAAGAAGGTACAGATGTTGAAGGTTCGGTGGAGAAAAGACAGTCTTGGCTTTATGCGTTTGACATTTGGCCCAATTCACGTATCGATTTTTTTAGATCGACACGACCTGTTTGGGAAAAGCCGAAGGTATTTGTTGGTACGTTTCACGCAAGTAAAGGGGCCGAATCAGATAACGTTGTGCTATATGGATGTACTACTGCCAGGATTTCTAGCGCGGTAATGCACGACGACCCTGAAGAACACCGAGCCCTATACGTTGCAATGACACGTACCAGGAAGAATCTTTATTTAGTACAGAAGCAAGGGAAAGCAGGCATTGAATGGAGCAAGTTCCAGAAACTACCGGAAGATCTGACAAACGGCCTCTTGTAAGGCTGTCTGAATTTGAAAGTTGTTTTCATGATGACGTGCCGCTCCAAATAGTTGGCGAACTGCTTTTATGTGAGGAGTGTATCCGTGGACTATAAAACTCAACCACGCCCGTATCAGCAACTCATTGTTGAAAAAACAGCTCAAATGCCTGCCTTAGCGCTTTTTCTTGAGCAAGGGTTAGGCAAGTCTAAAGTTGCTTTGGATACTGCCGCCGTACAGTTTACGGAAAACGGCGTAGACGGTTTGATTGTTATTTCAAAGACAACGGTAGTTGAAAACTGGAAGCTGGCTGAGATCTCAACTCATTTAGGCGTGCCATACGAAGCCTATCTGTATTCAACACGCACCTGCAAGAAAATTCCCCCGCCTAAACTGATGCCGCAAGGCTGTCTGAAGATCGTTTTGATTAATGATGGTTGCGCGAGAACTGATCACGGCTTCAAATTCTTGCAGGATTTCATGAAGCAATACAAGTGCGGTCTTGTGGTGGATGAAAGCACCATTATTAAAAACCCCTCAGCCACCATTACAAAGCGCATGCTGAAGCTTTCTACCATGTCGGCATACAACAGGATACTTTGTGGTGAGCCAGCTCCTCAAGGAGCAGTGGACTACTACTCGCAATACAAGTTTTTGAATCCAAAAATTATAAACATTGGAACATTCACGGCATACAAAGCAACATTCTGCGAGCAGGAAAGCATTTGGATAAACGGTCGCCAGATAATGCGGCCTACCGGAGCGTTTACGCCATTTGGAAAAATGGCCTTTGAAGACGCCGTGAAGCCCTTTACGGTCAGACTTAGGAAGGCTGACGTATTGACAGACCTACCACCAAAACAGTATATTGTCAAGAAATACCTATTGCCGACGACAATACAAAAAATGTACGATAAATTGCGCGATGATTTCATGACAGAACTGGTTATTGCAGAAAGCGCAGGACAACTCACTGCAACCTTAGCCATATCACGAGCAACACGACTCCATCAAATAGTTTCAGGTCACGCACCGGACGATGAAGGGAATATGTATGAATTTGACAGCGGTAGAATGGCGGTCTTGGAGGAAATTCTTGCTGAGCGGCCTACTGGTAGCAAAACTATTATTTGGGCTCACTACAGAGGCAGCATTGATTCCATACACCTTCGACTATCTCAACTATACGGAAAAGGTTTTTCGCAGCGCGTGTATGGGGGAGTCTCCGAGACCGAAAGACAAGCTGCTTTTCATGCTTTCAAGACCGATCCATCGTGTAAAGTCCTTATTGCGAATGCGGCATCGGCAGGCTGGGGACTAACCTTTACGGAAGCTGATGCCTGTATCTACTACAGCAACTCTTACAACTATGAGCACCGTGCCCAATCTGAAGACCGTATCCACCGTATCGGGCAAACCGCTGATTCTGTTCAATATTACGATATTGTTGCAGAGGGAACGGTAGACGAAAAAATCATGGAAACTCTTTCTCGCAAGGGCGATTTCAGCAAGTCAATTATGACCAATTACTCCGAATGGTTCGGAAGGAGACAGTAACTATGGACAGCTACTCTCACATTTACAACAACCTGATTCTGGCAATCCTTTTGGTTGCATTTGCCTATGTGTGCCTTCAGGTATGGAAGTGTAGGGACGATGTTAACCATAAACTCCGCCTCCAGGGTTGGTCCATTCAACACACTCTATGGAATGGTACAGTGTACCAAAAAGGCGTTTTTATAACCAAAGATAAGCTTGCCGCCATTGAATACGAGGCACAGTTAGAACTTAACAAGTTAGGCATGTTAAAGAAGGAGGGATAATCTTGCAGTTAATAGTTTTTATCCATGGCATTGGAAATTTCAATCCTACGGATAATTCCAAGGTTGAAATGCTTCACGCCTTGCAAACTGAAGCAGACAAAATTTATGGTCCTGAAGGTTCCCAGGTTGTTTATATCAGTTACCAAAGTCTCCTCCAGGCCTACCCAGTCACTAAGCTGGTAGAGTTTACCGCTTCGATTGCCTCAATGATGTTATTTGGTGTCCCTCAGATTGGTTACGTTCTGATGGACTATTTAACAGACATCACTCAGTACTTTTTATATTACTCGGTTCGCCGGGATGTGTCAAATTCAGTTGTGAGTCAGCTTGCAAGTTACTTAAGCAAGAATAAGGGTCAGATTGATGGGATCACTTTATTGGGCCACTCTCTTGGTTCCCTCGTTGTTTTGCGCCTTACAGCTTTGCTTATGGCACATGGCTCTCATACAAAACTCGGATCTGAACTACTTCATTCTTCATCACAGCTCCAAGCCGATGTCACTAATATTGCAAAACTCCCTATTAGCGTGGCAATTCTAGGCAGTCCGGCTTTTAGCTCCATTAAGACTATAGGACTTGCAACTCGAAAAATGGCGCTGGCTGAAAGTCCTTTAGATCAAGTTCTGAAAGACCATTTCCTTTCCACGAAGACCCAAATCATCAATTTGTGGAGCAAGAAAGACCCCTTGTCTGGACCGGCAAGTAATGACTATTGCCACAATATTCTTGATGATACCGGTCACAGTAACATCGAAACTCCATTTCAGAACCTTATGGCGTACATGAAAACTTTACGAGAAGTGGCAAATGCAACTACTGTCGAAAAAACCGAATAGTTTTGAACAGGTTTTCTACAGGTAAAAGTCTGAAAAGCGTTGTGGCACTAGTAAGTATATCTCTTAGATCTTGGGTGAACGATCCTACTATGACTACTCTATAACGATCATCAATTGTCGGATAGAACGTCTTTTTTGAACCGGTTTCTCCTTTCAGTCGAAACCTTTGCCGCAAAATCTGGTCAGACTTACACAAAAGTTCCAAACAAGCTGAAAGAAGGGCTTCTCACCGGGAGCCTTTCTTTTTGCAATGCTAAGCTTGCCACCCGCGCGAAGTGGTGCTAACATTTCAATATTAGATTTTTGAGATTTTTAAATTTTAAAGCCCCCTCACCGATTTGGCAAGGGGGCTTCTTTTTCTTCTAGCCGATTCTGGCTCTTAGGGCAGCTGGGAACTGCTGGAAAGCTAGCAGTGCCATTCTTCTGTACCCTTCAGTAGTTGGATGGATTCCATCAGGAGTGAGGCCTGCTGGATACCTGTCTGGAGAAGTACCGGCAGAGACAGCAGGATACATATCAACTATCGGACAACCTAAGCTGGCAATACGTTTGCGGTAATAAGCTATTGTATTGTAGTCTGCAACGTTATAGGTGTCATAGGGTGCCAAGAAGGTAAATATAAGGTGTATGTCTCGATCATCGCAGTACTGTTTGATCTTTAAGGCATCTTGAAACATGGTTTCGGCCTGGGTATAGCCGAAGCTGCCTACACTATTGTAGTTATTAGGAGAGAATCCAGAGTATGCAACAGCCCCAGGCATGTGCTGGTCAATTGCTTGCATAAGTGCGGTAGAGAAGTTGGCCGTGGTTTGCCCTGGAAGACCTACCTTTGTAAGGTTGATACCCATGTTTGCATCGTAGAACATCTCGTTAGCTTGGTGCAGCCAGTTATCAAAGGATAAATCACTGCCAGTACCGTCGGTAATTGAGTCTCCACCACACAACACTTCGATCGAAGTGTCCCCGGTAGCAATGTCAATAAACTCAAAACCATAGAACGGAGTTGAGTTGGAAGCTACTTTGTTTGCAGCGGTTAAGACCGAAGGGTTGGAAATTGCATCGGTGGAGTTTGATCTGTAAAACTCAGCGTAACAGGCTTTGCTTTTATTGGTCAATTGCGTGTTTGTAGCATCTGGCTGAATGATGGTAAAGTTGGCCGAATAGTTTACACGGAAAAGGGCGTAAGGGTAACGAGTACCATCAATTTGATCAACGCTTTTTAATGGAATCCAATCACTAAACAAGGTGCCTGGATGGCGAATGTCTGCTCCGGCTGCTGGCAAAGTTACCCCTGTAGCTCCGTCAAATGTGCCAGTCTGCCAACCAGTAAGTCCTCCGTCGTTTGTTACCGTGTTTCCTACCGAAGGAGTTACAATGTCCGCTACTCCGTTATTCGTTACAGAGGCGATCAGTCCAGAAATTACGCCTGGAGTTGCTTCTTGGTTTGCAAATAAAACTCTGGCATGAGTGAACTTCTTTCTAGGAGCATTTACGATACAGCAGTAAGTGCTTGCAATGTTAGTCGCTCCCAGAACAACGTCTTGTCTGAAACGCTTACCTACAGCCCCGGTAACGTTTAAATCATTTTTTCGTTGCCCAACAATTTGAATACTAGACCCCGAGGTAGATTTTGCCCATAATTGTTGCAGATCTGCGACAGGATACTGTACACTCGCCGCCACTGCTACGGATACAGTGTTTTTAGGGATCGATAAGTCAGCCAAACTTGCTGCAAGAATAAGAGCGTTTGCGCCAGTGTTGGTAATGGTAACTGTTGGAGAGGTTATTTTAATCGAAGGCACGCTCATTCTTATCGCAGCGTTGGCTGGCAGCGTTTTTGTTAGAAATAAAGGTTTGGTAACAGCAGGCATCTAGAGGTCCTTTCTGGCAACAAAGCCAGTACCGTTGCAAGTAAAACAGCGTGTCATGCTTGGCAGTAAAAGGCCGGTGGCACAACAGGAGGTACAGCGAACGCTTCGCATTACAGGTTGTTTAGGGATATCTTGGGGAGCAAATACTCTGTACTTTGCAAGTTCATAGCGTGTGATTGTATTTGGAATCTGCATCAGTATTTCCACCTTCTCTTGCCTGAAGGGTGCCCTGCGCCGTTGTCAATATGGGCTTGATTTGCTCCAACGCCTAAACCACCGCCCCAGCCTTTAGCAAAAAATGAAACGAAATGAATTAGCTGGTCCCCTGAAAGCTTCGGATCTACTGCCCCACCTAGTTTATGGTTTGCACCGCTTCCACCTACCAGTTTTTCCACCCGCTCAGAGCGATACCAATTTTCGACAGGAATAGGAAACCCTAAAAAATCTCTTGCCAGTTGCAAAGTCGCTGCTATGCTGATAACATTCTCACAGACAGATTTAAATTCGTCTTCGGGTAAGGCAAGCAACTCTTTTCGCAAAAGCTTCTCATCGTGTGAAGTGGTGCAGACCTCACCCCAGGTAAAATTACGGGTGCCGGGAATGGTGTCATTCCAATTCAACTTATTGGGCATTTGGCTTTACTACCCCTTGACTTGATACTTCGGTCGTTGTAACCTTAATTTTAGTTCCGCACTCCATACGGTTTGCCAAGGTATAGACGGCTTGTTCAATTCGGTAGGCCATATAGCAAGGCGCTGCGAAAACAACAAGTAAAAACACGAATACCAGGGTTTGTACCCTGGCAGACTGTAGAAGCTGCAAAACTAATTGTTCCAATTTATTTGGCCTCTGTTGACTCCGGTAAAATTTCAATTCGGGAGCCGAGTGGGGTCTTGACTTTTACTGTTTTTATTATAGTGCTTTTCGTAAGCTCATTCAAGAGCGTGCAATTTCTGTTTGCAACGTCCCCTTCAAAGCACTGTTTCTCGGCGTCAGTGATGAGACGGTCACGTGTAGTTTGTCTGTCATGAATTTTTCCAGAAATCGTTGTTCCTGCAAAGGCTAAAATACTAAGTAAAGCTGCGATTAAAGTTGACATATTGTTCTCCCAAGTAGTTGGCACCCTGCTGCGAGACAGGGTGCCTTTTGTTACTAGTTGCCCCAGACAGTTAAAAAACAGGTTGCCCCATTTCCAGCCTGTAGTCCAAGTGCAAGAAGATTTAACTTGTTTACAGTTACCGTAACGGTCTTATCACTATTGGACCAAACGAAAGAAGGGGTGTATATGTTGCCCGAGTCATTAAACTGAGCCTGCACACTGTTCTTCTCAGGTCCGTTAGGGAACAGCGCAGTTCCAGTAGATAGTCCGTCATTGGTTAAGTGGAACGTCGCTACGCCAGAGGCCACCGTAGCCGACTTGAATACTGGAAAAGCGTCTTGTTTTGCAGTTGTACCCGAAACTATCTTACCTACTTTCGGGGCCATCGACTTTTCTGGGCAAGAGCTTGGGGCATTTGAAGATATTCCCAAACACAAGTACAGGTCAAATGCGGCATTGTCATTGAGTTGAGAAATTTTTTTAGAAGGATCTATAAGCCAGAAATCAACATCTAAGTTTCCGTCATTTATGAAACACGGTCCTGTACTGTTAGAGTATGTGTTTCCAGCCCCCCAAAACATTTGATTGTTATAGCTGCTGTCTGTTGTAGTTGTGAAATTTACATAGTTATTAGGATCAACTTTGTTTACAGCATACATGGAGACTAGAAGTTGCACGTCAGAAGTAGTGGCCCCCCCAAGTCCTGAAGCCAGCCGTATAGTTTCTCTATTGTTTACTGTTGGGTTAGTGCAGAGCGACTTGATTTGAGCCCCAGTCATAGATACTTTTATTGTTTGGGTGCTTGTCAATTTATTCTCCTAGAAGAGCTAACGCTTCAACTTTAACAGTTTGAAGCTCAGGCGGGAAGGCATAGTTATTTATGATTAATTTTGCAAGTGCAAAATTACCTCGTTGTAGTGCCATGTCTACAGGAGCCAGTATAGGGGCGGCAAGTAAAGCTTGTTGATCCAGCGTTAGGGATTCCGCCAAATTGGTCAGCTGTTGGCGCACCTCTTCAGGAGAAGGGGGAACTTTATAGTCTAATATTTCTTGCCAAGTCGGTTTAGGTCTTGAATCCTCCCAAACAATTGCATCATAGGCTTCCTTATTGTTTGCTGTAAGGCTTCCCGAAAATAAAGGAATTGGGCGCATAGCGCAAAGAACTCTAACTACATTCATTATGCGATCTTCCACAATCTAACTGCTGAATACGTTTCGGAGTACCCTGCGATATTGGAAGCGACTCCTAAGGTGCCAGTGTTTACACCAACATAGTGCCGCATCTCAAATACCGTTGAGGCGGTAATAGTGAAATACCCATCTGTTCTAGCCTGTATATTGGCACTGTTGTTGTTTGAATAGGTGGTTTCTCCCACCAGTACGTCTGCCGCAGCAGTTATACTATATAGTTTACTCCTACTTATCCCACCCCCTACAGCAGTACAGGTGGCATCTATCTTGTAAGTACCCGCAGGTAAAGTAAATTGGTTTGATGCCAGGGTGATTCCAATACCGTCTACCACTTTAGTATTTAGATCACGAGTATTCCAAACAAGTGCAGCCGGAGTTCCGCCAGCTGTTCCCGAGGTCTTAACATCAGTTAATTTTGCATAGGGAAAATCTAAGAGGGCAGCCCCGTTGTATCTGCTATAAGAGATCATCTGCCAATAGTTGTTGGTGGTATCGATGCAACGAAATCTTGCAGTGTCATATTGGCGGGTTACTATGTCAGCATTTCCCAGTAAGGGAAAGCTCACGCCATTGTTTAAAAGGGTTTGGTTGCCATTGAAACGAAGCTCCACCTCACGGCCAAGGTAGGGGCCGGACTGAGTAATTCCGCCTATGTTGGTAGTTCCGGTAATATCGTGAAATCCACCAACGTTAGAAGAGCTGTTCGGCAAGGTAATCGTTGCAGCGCTAGCAATATCTTGTCCTTTACGGAAAGGAACCGCTGCAACAGCCGGATTCATCGCTTTGGTTGTAGAAGTTGCTGTAATTACGTCTTGTGAAGTTGCATAGGTTACAGCTGCTCCGCCGTATCCGTAAGACTGTGTTACAAGCCACTGAGTCCCGTCGCAAACTAAAACAACTGCCTGCATTGTTGCAAGCTGAATCGTTGAGACACCATCGATCAACTCAGCTCCGTTTGGATCCAAAGTCAGTGTTCCGGCGCCTGCATTTCTCACTTCAAGCTCAAAACCACTGCCTAAAGTAGCAGCCGCTGTAAAGCCAAAGGTGAAGGTTCCGGATGTCAACTGAACCAATTTGTTTCGATCACTTGCAATAATTGTATATGCGCCAGCTTGGTTGTTGATGGTTCTAAGGTTTAAACTTGCCGCACTGGCAGCCGCAGCTGCTGCCGAGTTTGAGGCATTTGTTGCCGATGTATTTGCCGATGTTGCAGAGTTCGAGGCATTTGTTGCAGAGGTTCCTGCATTCGTTGCAGAAACTGCGGCGTTTGAAGCACTTACCGCCGCAGCTGCCGCAGAAGCCGCTGCCGTAGTCGTTAAAGCATTAAGTGCAACATCTGTATTCTTGTAAGAGTTAGAAGCCGAATCAAAATAAATACCTCGTCCATCAATAGGGTCAGGCATTTTGACATTGGTAGCGGTTGAAGTAGAAGGAAACTGAGGAACCTTAGAGAAAGAACTCTGCTGCTCCTGTACTTGCATGGTGAGCTTGTCTAAAGACGCTTCGTGAGAGGCAGCAGGGAATTTATCTGCAACAGAATACTGAGAAGTCTGTGTCCGGTTGGTGCTACGAACAATAGAGATTTTGTCACCGTTCAAAGGAGTGACAGTCATTACGACCGTTAAACCATTCGGATAAAAATTGTTTGCATCTGGAGTACCGGTTACAGTATAATCAACTCCAAGCACTAAAGGTACTTCAATACCTGTTGCGAGCGGCTTCTTGGTGACGGTAATTTCCGCACTTGTTCGCACGGGATGGTTAAAAGTAAAGTTTGGGCTTGCCCCTGTAGCTGTATAAAGAGCGGAGGTAACTTGATCGGAAATCGTCATCTAGAATAAACGCTCCTGTCCGGTTCTTTGTTGGAGACGGTCGTAACTGGCTTGTACACTGCCAGGGTCGCTCATCTCCATGATACCATAAATAAGGCTGTGTTCCAAGAGTGTCTTGCCAAAATGGATGTTTGGAAGTGCCCGGTTTAATTTTTGCGCTGCAAGTTTTGGGGTTGCTTCTCCCCTTACCGCTGCCGAACCTAAGCCTAGCAAATCTGTTAGATGTCCTGCAACGGGACCGCCTAAAACATCGGCTACACCCATTCCCTGACGGCTGAAATCATTTGCAATTAAATCACTGTAAAGTCCACCGAGCCCTGATCTGGTCATTGCTTCTACCATGACTTCAGGCTTCGACATATCTTTAGGTGTTTTACCTTGCGAAAGTTGCTTCATGGAATCGCCTATGTACCACATGGTCATCATGCCAAGCATAGTAGCCATTGTACCGCCTACGCCATGCTCATATTGAATTGCAGGATATACGCGAGTAAGCAACATAGCAGGATAGTTTTTGAACATCATGCCGGTGCGAAGAAGTTCTCCTCCCATTGTTCCAGGGCGTGTTCCTTTTAAGGATACGGCTTTCTCCCTGACGCCTGGAGTCGGAGTAGTTGTGTTGAGCAAGTCATTCATTGCACCAAGGTATTTTTCATAGAGCTTATCGTCAATGGCTTCAAGGTTTTTAGGATGGACGACTTCAATCCCATCCATGTCTGCAATAGCACCTTTCATCTTTTCAAATTCAGGCTCGGTAAAACCGTACTGCCTGAAAAGATTCTTAACCTCTTCGCCCTGCGGGTCATTTAATGCCCATGCAAGGTTAGAGGAAAGAAAATCGGCGGTGTGCTGCTTTGAAATCCTATCCATTGCAGACATGCCATTCAATTTGAAGTAGGTGTCCATGGCTTTCGCAGAGAAGTTAATCTCTCCACCGGATACATTGTGTGCCATATTGCGCATCATAATGTCTGCGGAAACACCTAATCTAGTATAAAATGCTTTGCGTTCTTCGTTCGGAAATGATTGTGCGAAAGCTTCAATAGGTCCAGTAAGTGCTTGAAATGGGTCTTTGCCATATCTAATAAGTTGCGCAACCTTCAAAGGCATATCAGTCAACTGCATAAAAATGCCGTTACCTAAACTTGCCATACTAGCCCAGCTTCTAAGGCCAGCACCAAGGCGAGCGCCGGTAATGTCTACAGGTGCCGAAGTGGCTCCAGTCATATATGCCAAGGCATCTTTCGGATGTGCATCTAGGTAAAGCCGCTGCACAAATCGCGCAGGTTGTTGCATTATTCCTTTTGCAAAATCAAGCTTGCTTACGGGGCCAGGAGTGGAACCCTGTTTCAGCAGAAAAGTCTTGTCGTCTGCTGT